ATGGGTGGACAAATTTTCTTGTGTCCTTGGATGAAAACTCAGCACATCGGTACATACGCCTTTACTGGTAATATGCCTGCTGTTGCACAATACACGGGGAAACTATAATGAGCGATGATGTTGTTAAAGCTTCACAAACTGCAACAACAGGTGGTCGTAAATTTGATGGTAACAAACTAGAATTTGGTTTGTTACCACCTCTTGCACTTGAAGCTACTGTTGATGTACTGACGTTTGGTGCTCAGAAGTATGAAAGAGATAATTGGAAAAGAGTACCTGATTCAAAACGCAGGTACTATGATGCACTTCAACGGCATCTTTGGGCATGGAAGAAGGGTGAAATTCTCGACCCTGAATCTGGCAAACATCACTTAGCACACGCTATGTGTTGCCTCATGTTTCTATATGAACATGATATAATGTATTCTTTGGATACATAAACTTTTTGGAACTATATTATGAAATTATCAACTGAAACAATCTCCGTCTTAAAGAACTTTGGCGCAATCAATCAAGGCATCATGTTCAAAAAAGGCAAAACACTTAAAACGGTATCTTCACATAAGAACATTCTTGCTGAAGTTACCATCAAAGAAGATATTCCAGCAGAGTTTGGGGTTTATGACCTGAACAATTTTCTGTCTGTGGTATCTTTACACAAAGATGACCCATCATTTGAATTTGATGAGAAACATGTTGTTATCTGTGGCAACAAAGGTCGTTCTAAAATCAAGTATCGCTTCTGCGAACCTACTATGATTGTTACACCACCAGAGAAAGCAATTGCAATGCCTGACCCTGAGATTGCTTTCAGTTTAACTGCTGAAGACTTTGATTGGGTACTTCGTGCTGCTTCTGTTCTTTCTTCACCACAAATTGCAATCGAATCTGATGGCAAGAAAGTTTCAATCGTAACCTTAGACTTGCAAAACGATTCTGCACATACCGACTCACTTGACTTAGTTGATGGTAATGGTAGTAAGTATCGTATGGTTTTCAAAACAGAAAACTTGACCAAGATTCTTCCTGGTGCATATGATGTGAAAATTTCTTCTAAAGGTGTTTCACACTTCCAACACAAAACTACACCACTTCAATACTGGATTACAACTGAGTCTGGTTCTAAATTTGAAAAGGCTTAATCATGGGTGAGATAAGAACTTGGACAGACAGAGAAGTATACTTGTCTGTATTGAGAAAAGAAATTTCTGTATTACAAACGAAATACAAACCACATGAAGAAGGTACAGGGCATTTCAATACAGCAATTTCTGTGTTAGAATCTCGTATCAAAGAGATTGAATCTGAAATTAATTGGCCTTTTCCAAATGAATGATAGACGTAACTTTATAAGAGGTGCAGGCATCATTGGTGCCTTTGCTGTAGGTGTTGCATCTGCTAAACAGGTGAAAGAGATGGCTAATGAACATAAAGACATTAGTCATCTTGCACCACCAGATAAAGCAACAACAATACAAATTACAGGTGCATATGGTGAAAAACCTAAAGCACCAGAACCAACTATGGGACAAAATATGTTCTATATCAATGGTTGGAATGAAGAAGTCACTCACCGTGTTTCTATGACTGTCGGTAAAGACAATCGTTTGTGGATGAAAATCGGTGATGAATGGCACAGAGTTGCTATTGAATCTTAATGTGAATTATTTTATTATGAAAGTGGTGTATGGAACATTTATTATGGACAGAAAAATATAGACCACAAACAATTGCGGATTGTATTCTACCTGACAGGTTGAAACAACCATTTCAGGAATATGTTAATCAACATAACATTCCTAATCTATTGTTAAGTGGTGGCGCAGGCGTTGGTAAGACTACAGTCGCCAAGGCTATGTGTAATGAAATCGGTTGTGACTTCATGGTCATTAACGGTTCTGATGAATCTGGTATTGATACATTTCGTACCAAGATTAAAAACTATGCTTCATCTATGTCATTATCTGGTGGTCGTAAGGTCATCATTATTGATGAGGCAGACTATCTAAATCCAAACTCAACGCAACCAGCATTGCGTAATGCAATTGAAGAATTTGCAGTTAACTGCTCATTCATCTTTACTTGTAATTACAAAACTCGTATCATTGAACCATTGCACTCTCGTTGTGCTGTGATTGACTTCACACTAAAGAACAATGAGAAGGCACAGATGGCTGGTGGATTCTTTAAGAGAATTCAGTCGATTTTGCAAAGTGAAAAAGTTGAGTATGATGACAAGGTAATTGCAGAATTAATTAAGAAACACTTTCCAGACAATCGCCGTATTCTAAATGAGTTGCAACGATATTCACAGTTTGGTAAGATTGATACTGGTGTTCTTGCACAGATTGGTAATGTTCAATTAACAGAGATTACTAAACACATCAAAGACAAAGACTTCACAGCGATTCGTAAGTGGGTTGCATCTACTGATTTGGATACTAACACAATGTTCCGTCAGTTGTATGATGCATTGTATGACGTAATGAAGCCACAATCAATCCCACAAGCAGTGGTGATTATTGCTGACTATCAATACAAGAACGCATTTGTTGCTGATACTGAAATCAACCTTGTTGCATGTCTGACCGAACTGATGGTTGAATGTGAGTTTCTATGATAAAGTTTACAAGTTGTAAAACTGATAGTATAAAAAATATTTCAAATATTTTATTCAATGAATATCAGTATAAAATTACAGAATATCTAAGTTTGAATGTTGATTGGAATAAAGTTTTTTCTGTTCAGTTATCCTTCATGGATCATTTTAATAAACCAGCGTTAAGATTTGTAAAATCTGATTTGATATCCAGAGCGGTGGAGAAATATTCAAATCAAAAAATAATATTTGTTGATGAGATTGGATACGATTTTATTGTTCCTGAAACATGTTCTAATCCAGAAATTCAAGGAACAGGATATGATGGTATAAAAATTGAGTTGAAAAGCCAATTAGATTTATTTGGTAAAAAAAATAATAAAACTAAAAATATTAAGTTGGATAACACAAATGGTCAATCAAGTGAAGATAAAATTTACACAAAAAAATTCGACTATTTGTTATTGTTACAACCAGGATTAGTTGGTATAACAAGTTATGAAGCTATACAACCCTACATAAAATGTAAACCTGATGGTAGAACAGTTCAAATACCACATGATATTATAGAATTTTTTGCACAAACTTATGAGTTTAAAATTGACAAGAAAATTAAACTTAATGATAGATATGAACAAATGATTGAAGATTCACTAAATGATATTGAAAAACTATATGATTGAATTGTTTAGACCTACCTTCGAATGGATTCGTAATGACTATCGCACTAATCGCTTTCGCTTTTTTGTTGAGTTGTTTGCTTGGGCTATATCTATCGGGTGTAGCATTACGATGGCATCCACGGTACCACATCCACCCCTACTTGTTCTCTATCCTATATGGATTGCTGGTTGCGCTATGTATGCTTGGGCTGCTTGGACTAGGAAATCATTTGGTATGCTGGCTAACTACATTCTCTTAACAACTATTGACACTATCGGATTGGTGAGAATGTTATGAGTAACCCATTCGACTATGTTAACTCAATACTTCAAAACAAGAAGAATCTAATTGTTGATGAACTGACAGAAAAAGACTATTTACCTTTTCTGGTTAATCGTACACTTTCCTATCATAAAGACTGTATCTTATATGCCAATGAAATGAATCGTAGGCATTTAGCTGATAAAAAGTTGCAATATGACTTTTTACTAAATACGATAAGGTCACAGAAAAGACCTTTTGCTAAGTGGGTTAAGTCTGAAAAAAGTGATAATTTAGAATGTATCAAGCAAGTATTCGGACTCTCTGACCAAAAAGCTCGTGAAGCCATGCGCCTCCTTAGTGATGAACAAATCCAAAAACTAAAAGAACAAACCGATACAGGTGGATTAAGGAAATGATATGGTTGATTTGGCCAAATTCATTGAGGTTACTCTCAATGAACAAGATGATTTTTTGAAGGTTCGTGAAACTCTAACACGAATCGGAGTCTCGTCACGCAAAGAAAAAGTTTTATACCAGTCTTGTCACATTTTACATAAACAAGGTAAGTACTACATTGTACATTTCAAAGAACTGTTTGCACTAGATGGAAAACCATCCAATATTTCTGAGAATGATATTCAAAGACGTAATGCAATTGCAAACTTATTGGAAGAATGGGGTCTTGTTAAGATTCTGAATCCTAAATTGATGGAAGATAATATCGCACCACTACATCAAGTGAAGATTATATCCTTCAAGGAGAAAGATGATTGGGAACTCATTACGAAATATAATATTGGTAAAAAATCACAAGAATATTGAAGTACTTGACTAAATAAAACCGTGACGCCTTCGGGGTCACATTTTATAACTCGCTTAATAGGAGAAAACTATGACACGCTTTACAACATTATATCCACAATTTGTTGGCTTTGATAACCTTTTCAATGAACTCGAAAGACTTGTTGAAGGTACTGCGCCACAAAGAAACACATCTTTCCCACCCCACAACATTATCAAAGTAGATGACAACAAGTATGTCGTTGAAATGGCTGTTGCAGGTTTTGGACAAGATGAGGTCGATGTTGAAATCCAAGACGGTACATTAATCGTTAAGGGTGAAAAGAAAGACCAAACT